TTACTTTCTTACCAAGTTGATAATGTTGACAAAACAAATCTACAAACTGTGAGTCAATATCAACCTTCTTCTTTTTCTTCGTGTACTTCAAATAGAATGTTGTCTTTGGTAGAATGTCATGGAGTAACTTGTAGTAATCTTTGGAAGTAAGGATGCCGTTACTATACTTTTGAAAGTCATTCACGGCATCCGTTAATTCCATTTCCATAGAAAACCAACGGGTGATGATAAAGTTGTTCCACACCTTTTGGTCTTCCGGGGATAGGGTTTCCCATTTGATTTTATCTTTGGTCACGCCCTTTATCAAATCAAACAGGGTCTTAGCCATTCTGACCATACCCTGTTGGTAAAAATTCAGGATTGATATTTCCACACTCAAGACAAGCATACGTTTCAAGTGGAACGATTGCTTCCTTACCTGTTGGAGACATGAGAGCTGAAATCTTCTTGAAGAAGGTTACAGAGTGAAAGAAATGCCCACCACACTTGTCACAAGTAATATCTTGTGCATCATTGAGATTTACATTTACACGTTGTGGTTGTGGTTGTTCTCCACCACCAATATCAAATACATTGCTCATTTTCGTTTCCCTTCTGTTCTATCTGTTGTTTTGTTGATTGATAAATTTCATATAATACGTCTTTAGGTGAGTATGAGTTTTCTATTGCTTCAATAACATATCGTTTTGAAATTCGGTTAGTTTCATCCTCAAATGTAATTGTAACTTCCATACTACTTTCTTTGGTCAATTTCCATAATCAGTTGGATGAACATTGCCATCGCATTAATTTCATGGTCTACTACCATTGCATCCTTGTATTGTGATTCCGCGATAATAAGAATCGCAGTTGATACAAACCCGTTCGCGAACTCATCAACATTATCATAGAGATAACGGAAGAGTGGATTGTAATCACGGATTGAATTGTCAGCAAGAATCTGACGAATCTCTGTGTACTTTTCTTTCTTGTTCTTACTTGACTTTAGAATATCAACAATCGTTGAGTAAAAGTTATTCTGAACAAGAGTTGACTTATCAAGTTGCATCTTACCATCGAGAATACAACGTTGAACTGTATTCAGTACACGACGAATGTCAGGATACGTCATGTTGATGATTTGTGCTAAATCTTCCTTAGAGAACTCCACGCCTTCCGATTCAAGAATTCCCATCGTGTGAATCGCAACATCTTTCTTTGATGGTGGAACAATGTTGAAGATTTGACAACGAGATTGGATGGGGTCAATAATCTTATCAACATAGTTACACGTCAAAATAAAACGTGTTGTCTTGCTGAATGTCTCCATGATATTACGGAGCGCAGCTTGAGCATTAGGCGTCAAATAATCACAATTGTGTGTTAGTGTTTGTGTAGTGCCAATAAAAAAGTTGTGATTGTTTTCCACCGATAGGTCAAACACTCGACCCCTTTCCTCTAGCTTTTCTATTCTTTTTATCTGTATTCTTTTGAGTTGCATTACAAATGCCCTTTTTCAGTTTGTTTAGTTGTTTCAGTTGTAATTCAGTTTTGAAAAGTGATTCATCAATATACGAAATAATGTTGAATTCATTTATCCAAATAAATCTGATGTCATTATTTTTACAATACGATAGTAGAGAGTCCATCTTGTCTTTCTTGTTCTGGTATTCGGACTTTGGTTTTATCTCGTAGAGTATTCTTTGATGGCTATCATAAAAATCCCCAACGTAGATTCTACCGCTTTCTTTTATTGATTCCACCCGTATCGTTTCATACTCATAATCTTGATTTGATAACCAAAAACAAGCTTCCCAAGAACTTCTGAATTTTCGTATTTCGTTTTCTGTATCAATGATTGCCGTCCATTTAGTCCATGAGTTTGTAATGTTTGGTGTAAACTCTCCCGACTTTATTTTTTCACGGATAGTGATTGACTGTTTCTTTGCAGATGAAAGTATTTGACGAACTCCACCCACCGTTTTGAAATATCTCTTCAAATTTTCAGAGTTATGTTTCCCCAATTTTTTGTAATGATTCTTCCCTTGTTCTGTTTGTGCCCATTCTTTACGTCTGTTCCGAATCTTATCTTTTGTCTTTTCTGACATTGGTTTGCCGATTTGAAATGACTTATTATTAGAGCACTCCTTACAATATCGTGTATCTTTATACTTTGACCTAAACTCATTACCACAATGATTACAGATCTTCAACATACCATGTGTTTTACAATCAGGGCAGAGTATGGAATTCGCGGCCTTTCCTATGAAGTCAGAACCACAGCTTGAGCATTGTTTATCAAAGAAGAATTCGGTTGGAAACATAATACACTCCAAGTTTTACATCAAACACTATACACATAAATATGTGTAAAAGGAGTGAAAACATCTCACTGTGGTGATAAAATGTGATTATAGTTTGGAAGGTCAGATGTCTTGACTACTTGAACATTCCCATCGTTATCTTCCACATACCACTTATGAGTATCAGTGCATTTTATCACTTCACCATTTTCCAACTCTACTTCGTATAATTCTGATTCACCTATTTCCCAAGAATAGAACGGCCTATACTCAATACGAGATTCTTCTACGTTCCATGATTTTACCAAATCAGTTTTTTCATCTACGTCTCGTATCGGGACAAGTGTGTCTACACCTTCTCGCAGAACACAGACAAGTGTATCTTCGTGAAGACACTCATCAAGTAGAATCAGCTTCAAACCACCGAAACCGATTGACGATGCGAACTGCTTGATTTTGTCTCGGACGGTATCAATGGAGTTCTCATCGGAAGCATTTATGTAAATGTAATTGTCTTTTGAAATTGTGTTGGCTACAATCTTTGCAAGTGTTGTCTTACCACTACCGGCGTCACCATAAAGAAGAAGGTGCGGAACATCACCCGATTGTAGGTATCTTTTGAACGTTTCCTTGATTGTTTCGTTTCCAATATACGTGTCAAGTGATTGTGGACGATACTTTTCCACATAGAGAGTGTGTTGGGGATTGAACATTTTGAAACCTTATTGTTATCAGATGAGTACAATATACGAAATGTTTGGGACATTTCCAAATGAAAAAGGGAACCAAAGTTCCCTTTTGTTATTTATTTGTGTGGAAATCTTTTAGTAATTATCCTCACAGTATTGCTCTATTGCAGACTTAGCAAGTTCTTCACCAATATAGAAACCAAGTGATATAAAGTGTCTATCTGATTCACTCCACACGCTTGCTCTCCATGTATTGCTCTCACGACTTTCAGTTAGTTCACCGAGAACTTTACCTTCGGGACTAACATAGTAATCTGGCTTCCAATAGGAATCCCGTTTCTTCCAATAGAACTCGTCCATATTAGTTGTTCTCCATACGAACCAAGAAATATCTCGATTCAAATCCATCAATTTCAAACTCTGCCTTAGCAAGACCTTCCGATGATACCGCGAGTGTTCCACCATTCAAGTCCTTGTTTGCTGCAAGAATCTCACGGAAATACTTTGCTGAGAATGAAATTGGGTCAATGTCTTCTGTAAATTCACAATCAATATCAAGAGAGATACGATTTGAGTTTAGATTAGAATGACCAAGAACAACTTGATACTTATTCAACTTTTGATTCTTAACAAGAGTAAAGTGTTCAATTTCAGGAAGAGCTCCCTTAGCACGAATAAACTTATCAATGAATTCCTTTGTCAACTTGATTGTGACTTGGAATGGTGGAAGTTGCTTCAACTCTGGCGTTGGTGGAATAACTGCCATGTCCGCCAACATATAGTTTACCGTTGTTGAATTGTCATCAAGTGTAAGTGAAAACGCCTTGTCTTGTGCGAGATTGACATTGAAATTGATGTCATTACCAAGAACACTAAGCAACTTTACAAGAAGGTCGGTATTGTAAACACCGAGCTTTGACTTTGTTCCGTTGAATGTGTTCATCTGAACTTCTCCTACCACCGACTTATCGTCAGAGATAAAACGAGTTGAAAGAGAACCATTAGAGTTCCACGCAACTGATTGAACCAAACCGTTTAGGTGATACTTACTAATGAAGTTCATCAACCGTGACTTTTCCATATTTACTCCTGTCTGAAATTACTTGTTAGAATTGAAAATAGTTCTGAATAATACCGTCTGCCTTTTCCATGTTTTCACGCTTCAAGTGAATTGGGTCGAGACGATTCTTTGCAACTTGGATATACTCTGGATTTAGTTCACACCCGATGTATGTTCTTCCGTTCTTGATTGCAACTGCACCTGTTGTACCTGCACCAAAGAATGGGTCAAGAACGATACCACCTTCGGGAGCACCAGCAAGAACGCAAGGTGTAATAAGGTCTTCGGGATAAACTGCGAAGTGTGCTCCTTCGTATGACTTTGCTCTTACTGGAACAGTCCACACAGATCTTTTGTTTCTGAATCCATCGTTCTCTGGTGCATTACCAGAATAAGATCCTGGCTTCAATGGATTCTTCTTTCCACCGATCGGAGAAAGATGTTCTCTGTCCATCTTTGAAACAGAACGTTCTCGGATAGATTCATAGTCAAAGTAATAGTCGGGGTTCTTAGTCATCAAGAAAATATACTCATGTGACTTTGTGCATCTATCTGTGACTGACTCAGGCATTGGATTTGGTTTGTGCCAGATAATATCTTGACGAAGATACCACCCATCTTCTTGGAGAGCCATTGCAGTTCGCCAAGGAATACCCATAAGATTCTTTGACTTCAATCCCTGAACATTTGTCTTTCTAAATGTTCCAGTGGTAGTTCCTTTACTACTGGCTTGAACTTTTGACTTTTCACCTAATCTAGATACACCGTCAGCGTAAGCACCCTTGCCACTTCCAGCATATGAATCACCAAGATTTAACCAAAGAGTTCCGTCATCACGAAGAACCCTACGAACTTCTGCAAACACTTCAACCATCTTGTCAATATATTGTTGTGGTGTTTCTTCTTGACCAATCTGACCATCTTCTCCGTAATCACGAAGACCATAGTAAGGTGGCGAAGTAACGCAGGTGTTGATAAATGCATCCGGCAACTTCTTCATTGATTCAATGCAGTCGCCTTCTAAAATGATATTTGTTTCCATAACCACTCTGTTTGTTTTAGTAATGATCTAATATACGAAATAGATTTGTAATATCAAAATGAAAAGAACTTCTGTGCATTCTTTTTATGTTCCGATGGAAATTCCCATTTGAGTGCATCATAGAAAGCACGAAGCTTACCATCAAGTTCAGAGTTAAATAACTCCTTTGCATCAAAGTGTTCCTTTACGAATTGAATAATTTCATCAGGGTCGGAGTCACCACGGAATGCCAACTCTTCCAATCCATACTTATTGTTCTTCAAGTAAGCAACCTTTACCTTGTCACCATTCTTGATTGGTGGATATTTGGCAGGACACTTGAACATCTTCAACAACTTGTTATAGTTGATTGCAGCTTTAACGTGTGATGGTGTACCCTTAGCAAACTTACCAAGAACCATATCCTTTGCAGGGTCTTGATACTTCTTGATGTCTTTGATCGAAGAGTTCTTTGAAACCTCAGCAAAAAGAACTTCACCCAACTGACGTTTGAATGTTAGAATGTTCTCATCAATGTCATCCTTATTCTTTGATTTTAGAATGTCAACAAGAACTTCTTTCATGAACTTTTGGAATGACTTAGGGAACGAAGATCGAACAACGTCCAATCCTTTCACTTCCAACTTGTCCATTGGAACACCGTTATCTGAAATAATCCAAAGAGCATACCTCTTCTTCTTTACCCAAAAGCCAGTACGTCCAATCATTTCCTGTTTGATTTCAAGTCGATGCTTCGTCGTATTAAATACCTTCTTAGCAAACACATCATAGAAACCATTAACATAATTCTGAACTTCTGTTGCAATATCGTAAATCTTCTCCGTCATGAGAGGAACATCATTCGTGTCAATGTCAGGAAAACGATTCTTCACAAGTGGAAGACATGAAACAAACACCGAATCCGTGTCAACATATTGAACATAGTCAATGTCATCTGTCTTTAATTCTTTGTTGTACTTCATGTTGATTGCTGCCTCTGTCTTCTTAATAACTGTCTGTCCAGAAAGAGTTACAGCTTCAGCATTGTCAATGTCATAGAAACGAAACGCAGGAAGACCCAACACACCGTAGAGGGAGTTAAGAAGAATCTTTTGAACCAACTGTCTCTTCTTATAAAACTCATACTTCTCGTTGTTACCTGCCTTACCCCACTTCTTCATCTCATCTTTATATTCAACACGTTTGTCGAACCATTCATTCAGGATAGCAGGAATAAGTCCCACGATGTCCGTGTTATACATCACACCATTAGATGCCACAGTATAACGATACTTCTCTAAGAACTTTTGAAGTTTTTCTTTACTTACTCTTTCACCGTTTACAATGTATTCATCTTTATCACCACGGATAAATTCATCAGCATCCCAATCCATAATCTTTGCCACCTTTGTTTCAGGTGAGATGTTCAACGTCATAATGATAGAAGGATATAGAGATGTCAAGTCCAAGTCGTACATCCATTCATACTTGCCGGGAATAGGATCTTTCACGAACGCTCCAATGAAACCTTGTTCACCAGATTCTTTTAACTCTTCCATCTTTTCACGTCTATCTGCCGGCTTGTTTGGAGCAACAATGTTTCCTGCCCTCTTCAAGTAAGTAAGAAGAGCTCCTTCAAGATACTTCGATGAATATACAAAGTCCTCGTAAGGAACGTGACCAACGTGACAAATGGCTCGAAGAAGATCAATGTATTGTAACTTCTTATCTAATTCAAGGATAAGTTCAACGTCAGTGATGTTATATTCAATAAACGTTTCAATATCGTTTTCCATCAAGTCATCCAAGTTTCCTTCGTACTCGATCTTACCTCGTCCTAACTCACGCATTGAGATTGCGTTAAGTGCATACGAAGGAAGTTCTCCATAGAAGAATTTCTTGTACACAACCATGTAGTCCAACATTGAAGTACCGGCAATCGAGTAACGATTACGATACGGAGAGTAAAACATTTCTCCAATGATCGAAAGTTGGTTTGCCACTTTCTTACCGAGAACACGCTTGATACGATTGTAAAGATATGGAACGTCGAAGTTGTCAATGTTCCAACCTGTCATGACGTGTGGTTTAATTGTGTGGATTGCATCAATGAATTTAAGAAGAAGATCTTTTTCGTTGGAGCATGAAATGATATGACGATTACCAACCGTTTTAGATTCTACTCGGTGTCTCTTATCTAAGACAAGGACGGTGTACTCGTTCGTGGCAGAATCGTGGTACGCTATCGAAGTAACTTCGTTGTTACCTAACTGTGGATCAGGAGTACCCGTAATCATTTCAACCTCGATGTCAAATGCCATTGTTACGATACCCTCAGATGGCATATCGGAATCACCGTACATATCGACGAGAATCCGAGTTGTTTCAGGAACATCGGATTCAAGGAGGTTTGGATCGTTCTTTACGAATGAAGTTACACGGGAAAGTTTCTCACCATGTAGCGACACAAATTTCCCGTTCGGGTCTTTTCGATATGCGTAAGGTGTATAGTTGAAGTGAGTGAGACCTTTCTTGTCATCCCATACCCAAGCTTCGTTTGTATTTGTTTTAACGAAAATGTTTTGATACATTAATCACCCGACATAAAAGAAGAATTACGATACTTTAAACTATCGACAATGGTAAACTTTTCGTGGAATTCTGAATGAGAATATAGGTCGAATGTTAAATTGTCAATCACCACGATATAGTTATTGGCATAACATCTTTTACCAGACGGTAGTGTTATCGCATACATATCTTTATCCATGAAGTCATTGACATAATCCAATGACAATCTTTTGCATATTTGTTCTGCGGACTCTTTTGTTCCGTCAAAATGATACACGGTGTAACTTGAACGTTTTAGTTCTGCTTTTATAATGTCCATAACATTCCTTACGATTAAAGTTCAATATCTTTCCAATCTTTGTTTGCCACCGTCTTAATTGCCCACTTACCGTTGATGTTTGCAACAGAGTAATAGTTCTCGTTACACTTCTTTTCCAAGAATGTATCTTCAAACATAAATGGACGGTTACGAACCTTAGTCATAAATTCACCGGGTTTACCAAATGATCTTGTGGAGAAGGGCAACTTCTTACCATATCCAGGGAAGTCAGAACATTGATTTGTTCCGATTAACATTCCCATCTTTCCCTTTGGAATAAACATGATTGAGTCCTGCATATATTGTTCACCCAACTTAATAAGGTCTTGCTCCAATGTTCCTCTGTCCTTTAAATCAACAACAAAGAAAACATCTTCTTTTACTTCGACTGCATTTGGCTTACCGAAGTTTTCAATATACGCACCATCAACATTCGTTACACCATACCCAAGAGATTCCAATCTTGCACGAAGTTGAATATTTCTTTTCTTATTATCTTGAATAGAATATGGTGCATCATTCTCTTCACCACACCCTTCCTTTGATCTAAATGCAGTAATTGTTCCCGTATCATGGTTCTTCATGTGATGAACAACACGGCTTAAACTCGACTCATTTAAATTCTCTGGTAGCAAACTCTTCAACTTCATCATGATCTCCTATGATTATACTGTGTAATATAGTAATAAATATCTACACAATCAACTTAAATTCCAGTAGATCCAAATCCACCTTCACCACGATCAGTTGAAGATAGTTCTTCTACTTCTTCCAATTGAATTTGTGGATATGGAAGAATAATCAACTGACCAACTTTGTCACCTGCTTTGTATGACTGATTTGATTTGTTGAACCTCATCATGATTTCACCACGATAACCAGAATCAATTACACCGAC